TTCCAGAATATTTTTTAACTTCTGGATTAGATAAACCACTTGTAAATGTTTGACCAAGGTAATATGTTTTATTATTTATCGAGGTTGATAGACCATCAAAGGCTGTATTAATACCAAGAGAAATGCTTCCTCCTGTTATATTTACACTACCACCATCTGATACATCTGCCGTAAATCTATCAGCATTGAAACCGTAGATTGGTGTAGTTGTTGCTGCACCAACAGTTGTAAATCCAGCCATGGTGCGATCCTGCCAATATTTTAAAACACCAGTTGTTTGGTCATAACTTATAACTTTACCAATCGCAGTTACACCGGTTCCAGTTGTTTGAGTTATTATTGAATCAGGAGTAAATGTCGCACTACTATAACCAGTCCCTGTCAAACGCATCGCATATGCTGCACTTGCTTTGTCTAAAGTGAGTATTGATGATGATCCAAATGCTTTTGGATTTTCGAGAATACCTATTCTTGCTATTTGATTACCAGTAATGAAGTCTGGGTTTTCTGAGTCATTTTCAATTCTAGAATATACTAATGCATTTGTTGCACCTAACTCTTTATAGATATCTGCGCCATGTCCACCAGTTGGAGGAATAATTACGTCTAGTTGTGGATAGGAATCTGGTCTGGGTAATCCACCAGCAACAATGTCTACTGTTCCAAAAGTGTAATTAGAACCTTGATTAGTTATATCAACTGATCCAATTTGTTGGTCTGCGTTTACAACCACTGTGCACTCTGCACCACTTCCATCACCTTTTATCGGCACTCTGGTGTACGTTCTATTTGCAGTGCCCAATCCTACACCACGATTTTGAATAACGACTACTTTGATACCACCATCCACTGCATTATCCCTTACAGCTGAGTTATCTGATCCAGTTGCCCAATCTGAGGGAACTGGCATGTACTCTGTTGAGTCAAACTTAACTAACTCCGATGGTTTTATTGTATAAAGATATTTCCAAATGTACCCATCACCACTTGTTCCAGCAACCTTTGGTTCTAAATCAGTGAAAGTTGGTTCATCAAGAGATGGTTTACCATCTGGTTGCTCTGGACTTGTACCGTTTTTTAAACAAATATAAACTCTAAAATCACTATTTAAAACAAAGAAATTAGATGAGTATAAAGAAGTTCCTTGTGCATGTTTAGGTGGATTTGTGATACTATAATCATGCCTATAATAATCGTAAGTTGTTCCAGAAGTCCAAGAGTTCTTTTTAACTACTTGTTTTACATCAGTTGCATTTATCTTTTTTAAAGCAATCGCAGTATCCCAAAAATCATTATGATTTGAAAAATTATCTATGGGAGATGGTGGATCATTATCCCAATCTGTTTGTATCGCTGTTGGATCAGTTAAACCAACAAAAGAATAATATGAATTAGTAGACGTTGAAACCCCTGCAACAAAATTCTTTGCATTTAATATTCTT